CACTGTGAGCTTTTCGGTCATCACCTCGGTTAATGGGTCAGCCATGTCTGACATGCCAAGCGCAGGTACACCCTGGATATCTCCAGGAAGGATGATGTCATCATGCGGGATCCACGGCAGGCTAAAGCTGCGCATGGACCGCATCTCGCGTGTGCCCAACGTTGCCGGCGCACCCAGCGGTACCGATGGGAGAAGGCTGAGCACGCCCTCACGCTGCTCAATGACAACAGAGCGCTGTGTGACGCCTTGGAAACGAAAGAGGCCAAGTTGGCCAAGGCGGGTGTAGAGGTTGGGCAGGATGTTGATGGCCTGCGTCATCTCGGCGAGCGAATAGCCGCCCGCGTCAAACGGGTTGCGGGTGATGGTCATGGGGAACTCCGGGGGATTGAGGGGGAAGGGGCAATGTCGTGCGGCCAGATCAGGCGGTGTCGCGGGCAAGGATGCCCAGCGCTGCCAACTGGCTGTGCTTGGTGGCAGTCTTCGCTGCGTCATCGACGGTGGCATCAAAGACCAGTGCTGCTTTCGAAACGATGGCGGGGCCGCGCACGATAACCAACCCCGCCGCATCGGCGGATGTGGCATCAGCTGCGTAGAGCAGAACAGCAGCTGCGGTTTGCGCACCATCTGTGCCACCTGAGGTCGCAAGCTTGTATTTACCGCTGGCGGTAATCCGGCCGAGCACGGCGCCAACGGGATAGGCGGCACCCGCCAGCAGGGTAATTGTTTCGCGGGTGAAGTTTGGGTTGAGCTCGTATTTCAGCAAATCGCCCATGCTGGGGGGCTGTCTGAGAACATTCATGTTGGGGATCCTTGTGGTCAGAAGACAAAAAGATATCCCCCACCGGGGAGGAGCGGCGGGGGATCAGGTGGCGGGGCAACAGGCTTTGAGCGTGCTTCAGTGCCTGCTGCCAGCTGAGGCAGCCTTCTTCGCGGCAGCCACAATCGGACTTTCAGCGGTTTTGGGGCGAACGGGTGATGGTGGGGCCGCCACAATATCGCGGGCATCTGCGGCGGCGCTGGCACGCTCCAGAACCAGCCGGCGCAGGACTTCCGGTGCGGTGCCATCGCGCAGCGCTTTTGCTGCATCGATTGCGATGCCAAGGCGCCCCGCTTGCGCCGCAATATCGGCGATCTCCGCCGCCGCCTCGCGCATTTGCGCCGACAATTCCGCTAGATTGCTGGATTGCGCTGCAACTGGGACGGCGGGTGTCGCCGATGACGCGGGCAGTTGAGATGTTGTAGGCTGTGGGGCCGGAGCAGCAGGTGGAGCATCGGCGGCATCTGTTTCGCTATTCGCAGTGTCCATCTCGTCTGGCCCTGTGTCCTGCAGGCTGTCTTCGGTTTCGTTCTCGGTGGCCATGATTGCCTCCTGTCTGGGTTGAGGAAGGGATGCGCGCTGAGTGCGCACAGGTGAAAGCAGCGGTGCGCTGACCAGCATCTGCCGAAAGGTGGCAAAGCCGCGCGCCAGATCGGTGACTTCGTCAGCAAGACCTGCGCCCACAGCATCCGCCCCGCGATAGGTTGCGGCCTCGGTTGCCAGTGCTGCCTCCTGGCTAAGCCTGCCAGCGCGGCCGGCAGCAACGGTTTCTGCGAAGAGGAACCGCAGCACGTCGATCTCGCGCTGGATGCTTGCGCGCACTCCCTCGGGCATTGGTTCATAAGGGTTGCCATCGACCTTGTGATTGCCGGAGTGAATGAGGGTGACTGTTACCCCGTCCTGATCGAGCTGACCGCTGAGATTGGCATGCATAACCACGACGCCGATGCTTCCCAGCGCACCGGTGCGTGGCAGCAGGATGCGATCGGCCTGAGATGCCAGCGCATATCCAGCCGAGAAAGCGTGTTCTGCGACAAAGGCCCAGACCGGCTTGCTGCCCCGGATGGCCCGAATGCGATCCGCCAAGTCAAAAACACCTGCGACCTCGCCGCCAAAGCTGTCGATGTCCAGCGCAATGCCGCGCACGGCCGGATCATTGGCCGCGGCCTCGATCTGGGCCGCGATCCCTTCGTAGCTGGTCTGGCCCGAGGATTGGCCGATCCAGCTGCCCCGGTGGATCAGCACGCCCGCGATCTCGATCACGGCGATGCCATCTACAACTGGGTAGGGCGCATCGCCATGTTGGCGCAGGCGCTCGGCGAGGTTCCCTGCAAGAATGCTAGCCCGGGCGGGTAGGGCGGCGATACCGGGCGCATCGGTCACATCACTGCCTGACAGTTCAACCTGTCGGCCAAGTATGCGCGGCCCAAGGCCCGACAGAAACGCCATGGCTTTTGAGGGCTCAACAAGCAGCGGAGTGTTGAACGCGCGTGCGGCAATGCGGGCGTGGAGCATCAGGATTGGTCCTCTTCGGTGCGCGACCGCGCTGTCACGTCATCGGCTTTGTCATCGCTGCCATCATCATCTTCGCTGTCGTCGTCGTTAACCGGTACCGCCTGTACGCCCTGTGCGGGAGAGCCCGGGCGGCGGAAGTCGAGGCCCAGCGCACGTTCGCGAGCCCGTTCGGCCGCGATCTCGCGATCAACCTGTTCGGCGTCATAGCCGCGCTCGGCGATGGCCTGCGTCCGGGATTTCAGCCCCGCTTCAATCGAGGCGATTTCGGCATTGGCGTCTTTGAGCGGATCGACCCAATCCCATTTCGTGGGCAGCCAATCCGCAGTGAGTAGCTGCACGCGGTTGGCCTCATAGCCGGGCAGGTCGAGAGCACCGGAGAGCACGGCCGCATCCATCCAACGCGCATAGATTGGGCGGCAGAGCTGATAGACCATGACGGAGTGCTGCCAGGCAGAAACACGGCGGCGGAATTCGATCAGGGCGAGCCGCGAGTTCGAGAAGTTCCCCTTCACCATGTCATTGGCGATATAGGGATAAGGTATCCCCAGTGCGGCCGAGATCTGCAGCAAGGTCCGATATTGGAATGGCTCATAGGTCGCCCCGCTGTCAGCGGGCTGGCCGACGGTCACGTCCTCACCTGGATCGAGCCGCACAATCTGGCCCGGGCTGATTTCCACCCCGGCAAGCGTTTCGTCATCCTCGGCAGGGGCAAGGGGGTTCTCTGGCGCGGGGGAGGTGACGAACATCGCATACATCGCCGCGACCTTTTTGCGGTCGAGTTCAGCATCGTCATACTGATCGAGCAGGAACAGCTTCACGATGGCTGGCGCCAGTTTCGACACACCGCGCAGCTGCCCGCCCTCGACGGGATCAATGACATGGATCACTTCTGATGCGGGCACGCGGACGATATCCCCTTCCAACCCCGGATCGGTGCTGTCGCCCGGGTGACGACGGAAGAAATGATAGGCGACGCGGCGTCCAATCCGGTCAAACTCGATGCCCTGCCGGATGGCATTGCCGTTCGCGGCAATGCTGGTTTGCTCCAGTGGCAACATCTCCGCAGGCAACATCTGCAGCTGCAGGGGGACGGTTAGTCCATCGCCTGGGCGGCGCATGCGGATGCGGAAGAACACCTCGCCTGCCAGAAACACCTCGCGCGCAGCGCGGCGCTGCAGGCCATAGAAGTCGGTCAGCCCCTCCGCATCAGCCTCGTCGGTCCAGGCGAGCCACAGACGCTGCAGCTCTTCCTTGCGGGCCGCATCGGCAATCTTCGAGATCGGTTTGATCCCATCGCCCACCGTATTGGCGGCCCAGCTTTCCACGGCATTCACGGCATAGCCGTTGTTGCGCACGAGCCAGCGGGCGCGGGCGGTGATATCGGGGCCCGAGGCGGCGATCAGCGCGTTCACATGCGAGCGTGTCGCCTGGAACCCGCGCAGGCGGCGATGATGCTGGCCTGCATCAAACCCACCAATGAAAGCGCCCAAACGCTGCCGCCAGTTCATCACAGATCTTTCACGGCATAGGGGCGCAAGATGCGCCCCGCGCCGCGCTCAAGCTTGGCGACGCGGCGCTCGATATCCCCTACCGCTGCAGCAAGCTCTGCGTCCGAGCCATAGGTCACGGTCTTGCCGTCATAGCTGACTGATCGTGTGCCGCTGTAGCGCGCAGCCAGCAGCGCGCTGTGGCGGGATTTGAGATCATCGAGGGTCATTCGTCATTCCATGTATTTGGGCGTGCTGATCTTCCAGCCACGCCGCCGTGGGGTGGTGATGCGCCCGGCTTGTGGTTCGGTCGATTTCTCGGTCTCTACGGTTTGCGTGATTGCTGCCGTTTGCACGCCCGCCTGCTTCTCCAGCTGCCGCCACATCCGCTCGTCGAAGCGATCTGCCCCAAGGATCCATGCGGCAGCCCGCGCATAAACGCGGGTATCCAGCGCCTCGTTGCGTTCGCGCAGCTTTTGCCATTCCTGGCGTGCAAAGCCGCGTTTGTTGCGGATCGTGACCAACTGTTCGCCCACTAACTGCTTGAGCCATTCGCTGTCAGCCCAGTCGGGCAGATGGATCGTGCCAGCAGGATCAGCCACGCCCAGTGCACGATCTTCATTGCTGGGCCGCTCGATGCGCAGATACCGATAGGTCTCTGCCTTGAAGGTGGCTGTGGCCACCGTCCAGAGCCGCGCCCCGCGTTTAAGTTTGCGACCATTCACTGTGGCATCGACAAAGGTCGGCCCCGATACCGGTGTGGCTCTGTTGAACCCTTCCAAGCCTTTCACGGGTGCTACTTGCGCAATGCCCTGCTTGCGCGCCCAGGCGTAGACGGCGGCGGACTCGTAGCCGGTATCGATCGCCAGCTTTGCCAGAGTCATGATCGCACCGTTCTGGTGCGTCCAGGACTGGCCCAGCAACGCGGTCAGCTTGTCCCAACAGGCAGGATCATCCGGCCCGCCAGGAATGACGATGTGATCGACGAGCCAGCTTTCTAGCCCACGGCCCCAAGCCCAGACATCGACCTCGATGCGGTCTTTTTGCACGTCGGCCCCTGCGGTCAGGAACAACCCACCTGCGGGGATCTGCGCCGGGAAGACCACGCGTCGATCTGCCAGACGTTGCCATTCCGGGGCTTCACCGCTCTCAACCCAGGTCTCGCCCAGAAGCGTGTTGCGCGCGGCGCGCAGCATCTCGTCCGAGCCTTGTGCTGCCAGCCAGTCCCGCGCGATCTGTTCCCAGCTTTTCCAGCCAATTGGTGAATAAAGCGCCGAGAGGTGGAAGCCGATGGCATGCGGGTTCGCTGAGACGGCCGTCGCCCGCCATTCACCACGTTCGAGCATCTGCGTCTTGTGGTGCTCGGCGATGGGCTTCTCACAGGCCTCGCAACGGTAGGCTGCGGTTTCCGGCTGGCCTTTTGCCCAGCGCAGGCGTTCGAACTGCAACCACTGCATTGCATCACAATGCGGGCAGGGCACGAAATACCGCCGCTGGTCGCTGGCCTCGAATTCCCGCTCGATGCGCGATAGCCCACGTATGGTGGGCGTCGACACCATGAACACCTTGCGCCTGTGCGCGAAGGTCGTCGTCCGCGCCTCCGCCAGCGTGACCGGATCGCCTTCCTCGTCGGCCGAGGCCGGATAGGCATCAACCTCATCCAGAAACACATAGCGTGCTGGCATCGACCGCAGGCCAGTTGCCGAGTTCGCCCCAGTCAGCACCAAGATCCCGCCGGGGAACTCCTTGGAGAGCATCGAATTGCCCGCATCGCGCGACCGCGCCGGCTGCACCCGTTCTTTCAGTGCGGGGCTGTCCTCAATCAGCGGATCAATCCGGCCGCGCGATGTGCGCTTGGCCATCTCCACGGTAGGCAGCACGGCCAGCATTGGCCCCGGCGCGTGGTGGATCACAAAGCCGATCCAGTTGTTGCCGGCCTCTGTGGCGCCAACCTGAGCGGCCTTCATGAACGTAATCCGCTGCGCCGGGTGACTGGGCGAGAGCGCATCCATGATTGCGCGCAGGTATGGCGTTCGTGATGTGCGGTACTGCCCAGGTTCTGCCGAGGCCCGCGATGACAGTTTGCGATGCGCATCCGCCCATTGCGACACCGTCAGGTCCGGATCAG